TATCATTAATCATTTATTTCATAGGGAATTTCATCAAACTTTCCTGCAAAATAAAAAAACATGATCTAAGTTAATTCTTAAATCATGCTTATCTACTGAGCGTGCGGGGATTCGAACCCCGGACAACTTGATTAAAAGTCAAGGGGTCAAAATGCTCTCAAACCGCATAAACTCAATTGTCTTTAATTTTGGTTGGAACGAAAATGGAACATTTCGTAACCAACGTTGATTATAATATCACATCATTTTCGACATTGCAAGCATTATTTTTAAATTTTTATGTAAGTTGCTGAACAATACCCTGTCTTACCGTTGATAGGGTATTTAACTTTATGCCACTTGCTACCTTTTTTAAGAATCCGTACCGTTGAGCCTTTAGGCATTGTGCAAACAATCTTAGATTTTGTACTAGCACTCTTTCTAAGGATAAGCGGGTCACTTTTTGTAACGACTTTTCCATATACTCCTGCTTTCTTTGTTTTTTTCGCTGTGGTGCCTGCAATGTCTGATTTAAATTTGTTCCATCCCTTGTTATTCTTTCCAATCCATGGCCCTGGACAGTCCTTGCCGTTAACATCCCAGTGTCGGATAACGTGATCTGCATCAATGTTATACTTTTTCATGTAGTATGTAACTAGCCACACTAAATCCTTGTACACATCTGCCGGTACACCACCTACGCAATTGCACATTTCAATGCTTAAGCTGTTTGCATTTGTAGCAACCTTGTATTTGCTACCTGCACCATTTTTTAAAGTATAACATCCACCTACTGCCCATGCTACTCTCTTAAGAGATACAGATTTATATACAACTCCACTACCATCAATAAAACAATGAGCAGAAGCGTGTCTGTTTGGTCCTTGAAAATATTTGCAGTTATTTAAGGCTGTATCTCCTTTGTTCCCTGTAAAATGCACAACGATATATTTAATATCACTTAGCTTTCTAGTTCCGCCGTAATTGGAACTATGAGCAAATTTGTTGATAAATTTCATTTTATTCCACCTCTTTGTGTGTATTTTCTGTCAAGTCAACAGGTCCTTGATAATCTGGGTCTACTGCCTGTCCTAATTCTTCATAAGACATTGCGTTGACACTATCCCCGATTCCCTTTGTTGTTGGGTCCACCAATACCCCGACAGCCACTAAGATATTAAGGATGATACCTACAAGCTGTGATACTTCATCCTGTGCGATTGGTGCTGTGATACCTAAGATTCCTAGAATCTGATAGATAAATGCAATTAAGGCAGAAGCCAATGCTACTAATGTTGCTTTATTCTTGAAACGTAATTTAAGATTCATGATTTCTCCTTTCATTTTGTGGAAATATATGTTAATATGTATTTAAGGATTTTTTCATACTTAATCTTCAATTTTATACTCCCCCCTACAGTTTGTAGGGGGATTTTTTTATACTTGATAAATTCTGCCTTAGTTAAAACATTATTTTAATTCTTTCATCTGATCATCTATATATGCTTCAATTGTTGTAAATCCTTTTCTATGTTCAAATCCTTTTCTTCTCAATTCTGCTCTTACTGTCATTAATTCTTCTTTTACTCCTTGTAGAGCTAAAATAGCTCCAATCTTCATATCCTCATTCATGTTCTTCTCCTTTCGCCTGCTTTAGTGAACCAATCTGCCCCATAATCGCAGACCACGGTACTTTTTGTAAATCCTCTTTTCCAACCAGACAATACATATTTTCTGTCGGATTAGACAATAGCGGTAAATCATTTATCTTTGCCATTTGCATCCACCTCTTTTACTTCTACACCAGATTTCTCCAAAAACTCTTTCAGTGCTTTCTGGTGTCTTTTTAATACCATCATTGCTATATACAATTATGCAATCATCTTTTTCAAGATTGCGTATTTTTAAATCATTTATTGTAATTGTTTTCATCATATAAACCCTATTACCCTGTTACCCATGTAGCAAATACGTTAAGCCACGCACCTGTTTCAACAGTAATGCTTTTAGTTGTTCCATATCTTTCAACTTTACATATCCCTGTCGTTCTGACAGTAAGTAAAAACCTGTTAAGTCCACTTCCTTGACATAGAAAACGACTTTCCTGTGATGGTGCAAATTTTTTATCAAACGTTAAAATACTATCGTGTGTAGACCATGCCGTATTATTTTTTAACGCTCCCTGCAAAAATACAATATTTCCAATTTTCCGTACTCTTGCGTGTGAATTACTTGTGTATGGAACGATGCCATTTCCGTATTTACACTCAACCCATCCTGTGTCCTCTATAATGTCTTGAATTTTTTTTATATTTTCGGACAAATTCTCAATATTTGTTGTTATATCTTCAATTTGAAGTCTCTTTTTCAAATACTCTGAAAGATTTGAAACCTTTACTTTTTTTGCATCATTCCCACCGATGATTAAATATACATCATCCGTGGGAATTTCCTGCTCTGGCAAATCATTAATTAATATAAGAGGTACATTAACCGCCATAATATCACTCCTTAATCATTTAGTTTATTATCTTTGATGAAGTCTCTAATAGCTTTAATATGTTCCCTCAGTTCATCGTCAACAACGTAAAAATTGCCCTTATTATTTCGGCTGATTGGCTCTCCTGTGCTATCGTTAATCTCGTTGTATGTATAAGTCACTCTGTCTCCACCGTCAATGTTTAATACCATAAAACTGCTAAGTTGTTTCATTTAACATTTCCTCCTGTTCTTCAATTAACGAATTGATTTCGTCAATATATTCTTGCTCATAGTCTATCTCTTCTTCTTTTTCTTCGTGGTTATATTCTTCCAATCGTTCAAATTCGTAATCTCTTTGAACAACTTTAAGTTCCCACGAAAACTTAAGATTTTCTGTACCATTTACTAAAAAGTAAGTAGGTGTTTTTTCTTCTACCCATAAATCGCCTTTACCCTCTTTCTGCAAAAACACTTGATATTCAACATCTGTATTAACTGTCTCTTGGAACACATCATCTATATCTATATAGCATTTTCCTGTTTCGTCAGTCTGTGCCGTTCCGATGTCTCCAAACATTGGTGTTGGTGTTTCATAACAATATTGCAGTCGTTTGTTATAATTTTCTGTTTGGATTATTCTGCTTTTACTTCCTGTTGTAGATATTTCTGTAGGTGTTATCGTGGATATCTTTTTCATAAATCCAGTTTGCACGGTTATTTCATTGTAGTTCATGTAAGCAACATTATCTAATTGACTTGGCATCCATGTTGCCATTCCTTTACTGTTATTTTTCATAACAGCTAAACCATTCTCCCCGCAAAAACTAGTTTTACCAGAACCATCATTATTTGAAGAAATTTGTAGTCCAGAAAACAAAGTTGGTTCTATACTTATCAGTCCATTGCCAACAAATGGATATCCATAACAGGCAATTTTCAAGCCGGACCAATCAATTTTCAAAGATTCTTTAGAATCAGAAGTATAACCAACAATAGTATCTAAAACATCTTTCAATATAATTTTAGAACCTCTGATCGTTCCCTTTGATATGTCAAGTCCATCTTTATTCCATTGACCAACTAATGTATTGTTTGCATCATACATTTTCAGTTCTCCATTGGCATTGTTCAATCCACCTAATGATAATGCTCCGCCACGAGCATATGTAAAGTTGATATACAGTTTTCCGTCAGACCCACGATAAATACCTTGCCATGCTCCGTCATTGGTTAGAAGATTAAAGATTTCTTCATGTGTCAACGCATCAACATCTATTGCAACAGGAATTGTCTCAATGTCAAGAACCTCTGTAAATCCACCTGCCGCATACATCGTACATCTAAGTGCTGCTACATCTCGAGGGATACCGATTGCTTTATTGCTTGCTGCTTGAATCGCTCCGCCATTTGTTGTTGCAAGAGCACCATATAGGCTGTGAGTGATTGATGTTTCATCTGCGGATGAAGTATAGACAGTTTTGTATGTGTCTCCGTCAATCGTTTCCTCAATCTTAAATCGGCATTTATATGCTGTTCGTGCTGTTACTGTACCATCACGATAATAACCAGACAGTGTAATATAGTTCGGCACCATTGAGCTGTCCGCTGATCGTTTGATGATTCCTGTGGATGGTTCCATAAAGTAGGTTCTTCCTGCACTTCCTTGATCGCCTTGTGGTCCTGTTGCCCCTGTTTCTCCGGGAATACCACCCTTTAATTTAGCAATATCAAATCGTTTTGTAACAGAATATGTATTAAGGTAATTAGCTGTAATATCTACCCATCCAACCTCTGTTGTTAATCCTGTTACAGTATAAGTGTGTGTTGAACCATTCCAAGCACCTACGACACCGCTTGACTTCTGCACGTTGTAAGTACAGTCGTTAGATATATCGGTATGACCGTATAAAACCTGTGCTGTCGTGTGACATTCTGGAAACGCTGTGTATTCTCCTTTGTAATCTGTTGCGATTGCTTGATAGTCCTTGTCAAGATTTATAATCATAGCACGAGACTTTTTCGCTTCATTGATTGCATCATTAATTGCTTCTGTTGCAGTCTTTCCACCTATTGTGACGTTATCTCCAGAAATCCTTACAGTACCAGTTTCTATGTCTGCAAAAAAGATAATATTTCCAGATTTATCCTTGACTGTCAATGCACCAGTATTAATATAATCTGCATTGATTCCCTCTGCATAAAGCAATCTTGTTATCATTTCGCCTGTGATTGTAAAACCATATGGATAATTTTTACCGCCATCCGTGGAAAAACCGATTGCATCTGATGTTAACTTAATAACATTTCTTGATTCAGCAAGCGACCTCTTATCATGCAGGTAATAAATACTAGAACCGTCTGGTTGCTTCTCTTCCGTTGAATACAATCCACTACCACTTTTAAGTGTTTCGTTCAGTTTTTTAATCGCATTTTCACGATTTGTCTTTTCACGTTCAGCCAATTCTTTCCCTTGAATCAGTGCTTTTTGTTCACTTGACGTGTAATTGCTTTGATTTCTCATTGGAGATTCTGCACTGTTTTGTAGTGTTGTATACCCAAAGAATACAAAGTTTACATCTGTTAAGACTGAATAGAAACTTTTCCCTTTCCAGTCTGTAATCTTTATCTTGTCTCCAAACTCTGCAATTGGATAAGAAATATAATCCATCGTAAATCCACGAAACGTTACATCCTTGAATCTTTCATAAATCCAAGAAACTAATGTCTCTTCATGACCTGCAACTAACGGATTCTCTATTTCTAAAACGTAGCCATCTGAACCGTATTTGACTAATTCTTCCACATCTTCTTCATTTTCGTTACCATCTTCATCGGTTGTTGTCTTAGTGACAGTCTTTGTCATTTGTACACCTGTTACCTGCACATCGTTTGTATCGCTTGTTAAAGAATCATAAGCTTCGATATCGTGAATATTAGTACTGTAGTCAAAATCATATGTAATTATCTGTAGATGTCCTGTGCGGTCAATTCTTGCATTTCCGCAGGCAATCATAGAGATAAATCCTATAATCTGTCGGTGTGTATACTCACTAGATGGCATGGTTGGTATCTGGAAGTCATTATGTAAAAAGTTACTATTTCCAATCAAGATACCGCAGGTATCACAACTATCAATTAACACGCTCTTTGCTGTCGCAGGGAATGTCAATGTTGTGCTGTATGTCTTATCTGCTTTATATATATCATCATAGCCGACAATCGTTACAACACTTCCGTAGGTTTCTGGTTGAGTGACGGTAAATGTACCGTATTCAATTTTTTCTATCGTTGATGATAATTCAAACGTCAGATATAGTCTGATTTTTGCTCCAAAGAAATCATAATCAGATAAGTGATCATCGTCGTTCATGATTTCTAACTGTACGTTTCTACTAAGGGCAACTCCTAAAGGGATAGAGTTTGCCCCCGCAGAATCAACCAGACTATTGTTATCTATTGAAAAATCATCCTCTGTCAGTTCTAAAACTGTGCCATTTGCAAGTGTAACTTCTGCATACTCTTTAAAATCCTGTCTTTCTGACATGAGTTCTTTAAATTCGTTACTTACATTTATCATAATGGGTCAATCCTCTGTGCATTAAAAGAGAAGCTTTCAAACTTTTCTTCTCCGTCTTTCAATGTTCCAAATTTAATATCAGACACCTGTCCTACATAAAATGTATCGTCTCTCCATTTACCATAATATGGACTAAAATAATGCAACTGAAATTTTGTCTTTTTATTGCTTTTACTGTAAACAATCATTTGCATTATCTCTGCTACATCTTTTGCAGGTATATCAGTCGCAGTATAAGGAAATCTTTCGATTGTAAACATTGGTGTAAATTTACCAATTCCAGACTGTGAACGTGTAGAACCTTGCGTATAAGTTGTTTCATATGCTGCAGAACTTCCACCATCTGGCTGAAATATTTTCTTACCATTGATTTTTATATAATCTTGTGCCATATTTACTCCTTTCTACGCAAGGCTAAATGGGTTTCTACCGTTACTCATTTGTCTTAGTTTTGCTTCTTCGATAAATTCATCAAATAACGTTCTGCGATTGATTTGTGCTGTAAAGTGATAATCTCCACCATTGTTACCGTTATTGTCTGATTCTAAATCTTTCATAACTGCTAATAGCTGTTCAAGCAAGTTAATTACGTCATTATTATTGCTGTTTGTACCACTCTGTTTCTGTGCGATCACTGCGGATGCTTTCGCAGGTATAATCTTACCAGTTGCAATCTCTGGTGTTTTAAATGGTACACTTGCCAACTCTTTAGACTGATTCATAAAGGTTTTTATTGTATCTGGGAATGCTCTTTCCAGACCAACACTAATACCTGCTGGTAGCATTTTTCCAACCTTATCTCGCATTAATCTTGATGGAGAATGGATTCCAAAGAAACTCGTTACTGAATCAAACGCTTTTCTTGCAAGACCTGTCATTTTATCAACCAAAATCCATGCAAAATCTCCAATACCTTTTGCTATACCTTTTACAATGTTCTTTCCAACACTTAACCAGTTCACTTTTGTAAACTTATCTTTCATTTTCACTACTGCATTTTTTGCTTTAGTAGCTAAACTACTAGGTAAGCCTTTAATTCCATTGACTGCATATGTAATAATTTTCCTTGCGGCTGTCTTTACTGTTGATAATTTACCAGTGATACCACTTCCAACATTTTTGACACCATTAGCACCTATTTCTTTTAATTTGCTAGGCAAATTTTTGATACCATTTACAAGACTGCTATATACGTTTTTTATCGCATTGACTGCATTAGATTTTGCACCCATGATACCGTTCTTAATACCCACAATAAGACTTTTACCAAGTGACAACCAATCATAGGCTGCAAACACACTAACGATTGCCATGATAATTTTTGGAATACTTGCAATAAGTGTAGGAATTGATTGAATCAATCCTTTAATCAATATTGCAATAAGTTTCACACCTGCGACTAAAATTTTAGGTGCATTATCATTGATTACACCTGCAATGTTAATCACGATTTCAGGAACATTTTTGATGATATCTGGCATGGCATTAGCTATACCTTTAGCAAGATTTAACATAAGTTGGAGACCAGAATCTACTAATTTTCCTGCATTGCTTCTTAAGTTTGCAGTAAAATTGGTCAGTGCTGATAATCCTTTACTGATAAACTGCTGTGTACCATTTGTGATACCTTTTGCTAAATTATCCATAAATGACACACCAAGTTGTGTTAATGCCGTTATTGCTTTTCCTGCAACCGAAATTGCGTTGACAAATATTCCAACCCAGTCGACGGATGTTAATAGCGATGATAATTTTGTTCCTAACTGTGACCAGTTCGTTGTTGTCAGTGCATTATCTAATGTTGTAAGGATTCCTAATGCTAAACCAGACAAACTTGTACCAATCGAATTAACATCTAACTGTGCTATCGCACCGTTTAATCCCTGCCCAATAGATTTACCAATTGTATCCCATTTAAGGGTATTTACTGCACCTGCGAGCATCTGAAACGGAATGTTGATACGGTTAGCAAACAACCGTCCTACATTAGACCAGTCAACCTCATTGAACATACCATTGATTCCAACACCAATTTTTGCCCCTAAGTTTTTCCAGTCAATTCCCTCAATCAGAAGATTAAGAGTGTTAACAATTGTATTAATACCTGCACCTACAGTACGTCCCATCAAATCCCAATCTATGTGATCTACAAGACTATTGAACGTCCGTGTAAATGCATTTACAAAATAAGTTATCTTTGGACCTACATTATTCCAGTTGATCGCATCATAAATCTTTTGTAAACCTTTGTTGATACCACTAGCAATATAAGCTCCAAGTCCCTCCCAATCCTCTTTCTTTATGAGGTCCTTAATCTTCTTAGCAATGTCTGCAATGGAAGATTCAATAGGAACTTTCTCAAACATATCTCCAATGGATGGACCAGTGTAACCACCGCCACCACCTCCACCGCCTGCGGATGGGGTAGAAGAACTAGGGGTATCGTTATCTTTCTCTTTCTGGTACTGTCGGACTTCATCAAGTCCAGAAAGATAAGTCTGTATCTCTTTATTTGCTTTTTTCGTGGCTTTTGCGTTATTCTTTGTGGCTTTTGCCGCCTTATTAGCACCACTGGATGTTTTATTCAATGATGCCGCATAATCTTCTTGTACGGCTTTCGCTCTTGTAAAAGATTTCTGTCCTGTCAGTGCCGCTATAAACATTCCTACATACGTGATCGCTTTCGATAACATATTCATGAATGCCGTTAATATAGGTGCAACTACGGACAAAATCGGTGCAAATGCTGTTGCCAAACTGTTTTGTAACTGAGTTAATGCTGACATCATGGAAGATATCGAAGCATTAGTAGCTGACGAATACTGTGCAAGGTTATTGATGCCTGTCATGATTCCACTGTTAACTTTAGAAATCATTCCAAAAACGGTAGAATATAATACACTCATACCGACCATTCGACCAATAGAAAAGCTTGCATTATTAGCACTGTTTGTTGTGCTTGTGAAGTTCTGTGCCAGTCCACCAAGACGTTTTCCAAGTCCAGATACGACTCCGCCCATCCTACTAAAGATAGATGAAATACCGCCTGTCTTTGTCTTAGCACTGTCCACAGACTGACTGACATTCTTAAATGATGAACCAAGCCTACTATTTGTGTTAATAAGTCCTTTTTCTTTTGCATCTGTCTGTGTTATTTCTTTGTTTAAGGCATCCAAAGCTTTTTGACTTGCACTAGATGCCGTGGCAGAATATGCACCAGTCATAGGGGCTGTCTTGATCGCAGGTGTTTGTACTGTTCCACCACCGCTTTCTAACTGACGTTTCTTAGCAATCAGTGAATCGTACTGCCTACCTAACTTCTCTGCCGCACTCTCCAATGCCATAAAGGCAGGAGAACTTGTAACACTTTGATTTCTTGCAAACAACTCTTGCTGAATCTGTGCCACTTGATTAAACTGTGCTTCTACCTGCTGTAGTGTCTGTTCAAGAATCTGATAAGCTGTAGTGTTGATAGGGCTGTCACTTATCTTTTGTTGTGCCTGTACTGTCTGCTCCAAGCTGTTATTTAACAGTTCTACCTTTGTTTCTGTACCTGTGATCTCTGCATTAAGTTTAGCTAATGCGTTAGCACTTTCCTCACTTGCCAGACCTGTTCCACCTGTCAGCTTTCCAGTCTTAGGCAGTCCAGTGTTTCCTGCTGTAGATGTTTCCAACTGCTTCTTTTTTGCAATCAACTGTTCATATTGCTGATCTAATTTAGAAGCGGCACTCTCCATTGCTTGAAACGCAGGAGAAGCTGTAGCACTCTGATTTCTATTAAATATATCCATCTGTGCTTTTTCCAACTCTGCAAGCTTCTGTCCTGTACTTTCTATAGCTTTATCTAACGTATCTAGTGCATCAGATTTAATATCTATGCTTTCTAGCTTCTTTTCTGCCTGTGCGGTCTTTTCCAGTTCCTTAGCCACGGTCTTTGCTTTTTCTTCGACAACGTCCATGCCTTTTGTATCTGGTGCTTTTATACCGCCACTCATGGCTTTTTCCATTGATTTTCCAATGGTTTTTACTTGATTGGATAAACGTTTTAAAAGGGATGCGATTTCTTTCACACTTGCTTTTGCTTCGGTTGTATCAATCTCTGTTTTGATATAAATACTTCCATCCACTTTTTGTGTAGCCATTCAATCACGCCCCTTTCCCATTCAGTAAATCGTTCAAACGTTTCTGTTCTTCTAATTCCTCTTCGGAATATTTAACATCTAGGTCAATAAGCGTTTTATTTTCTTTGTAGAACTCTCTTTCCCAGTCTTCCAGTTTCTTTCTTTTAGCTTTCTTCATGCGAACACTAAGAATCTGCGAAAACAAAGACTCTCCAATTTCCATGTAAGCTCCTAAAAAAGTCCACCAATGTAAATACTGCATAGCTCGTATTTCTTTTCCAAGTACACGGTTAACAGATGGGATGATAACTGGTGCATCATGTTCCCAATCCATCACATGAGGTTGTTTCTTCCCATCATCTTTGATACCCATGTCAATAAATTCGATGGCTTTTTCAATAGCTTCTTCATAGTCTTGTGGTGGCATATTTCCAAAATCAACGTATAAAATGGTAAGGCAAACAATCCACTTTTCATCGTTCTCAAAGTCTGGGTCATTAAATGTTTTTAAAATGTCCAGAACTGCACGAAAATCTGTGCGTATTTCATAATCTATGCCACCAACTACTATGGATGTAGGAAGTTCCCAAACTTCCATTATTTGTGATATTTAGACGTTGCCCTTTTAATTTTCGCCTGTTTCTTCTTAATTCTCTGGTCTGTTACCTGCTCAATAATATCTGCAATCTCCACGATGATGTTCTCGATGAAGAAATCTCCGCTTTCTGTAAGAGTTAGCGGATTGCAAATAGCAAATACAGACTTAGAAGCTTTAGAGTTAAGCAAGTAATCAATCTGCCCCTCTAATTTGTCAGACAGTTCTAAGATATCCTGATCTGTAGCATCCTCTGGAAGTTCCATCTTCTCCAAATTAGCAACAACTTCTTCGTATCTTCTTACGATATTTAGGTCTACTGGGTTGAATGGGAATCTGCCGATTTCCTCATCATCTTCATTCGTTAAAATTACATTTAATGCTCCAGTTTTGACTTTTCGTCTAAGTTCTTCCATATCCTGCACTCCTTGTTATGATAAAACTGCTTTGCTGTTGTCTTTTAAGTCCTGTGTAGCACTTTCTGAAAATGTTCCGGATGTTACGTTGTAAGTACCTTTTCTGCGGTTTCCTGCGTAGTTAACTGTGAAAGGAATCTGGTAACCACTTGTGTCTCCACCGTAGGATGTTGGAACAATATAACAATCTTCTGCGTATGCTTCATAAGCTCCGCTTGATGCTTCTTTCCATAGGTGTACTTCTACTGCGGTAGTTTTCAGATTATCGTCTTTGTAACGATTATCAATGATATCCTGCAACTTCTGGCTTAATGTGCTGTCAGCTTCTGCATAATAAGGGTCAGCTTCTGAAGAAACCTCATATCCATTGTGTTTGAATGTAGATTCTCCAATAATATTTTTACTTGTTTCTGTATCTGGATTAAGTTCGACATTGTACTCTTCTAAGTCTTTTCCAAGACGTTCATAAGATGGTGTTTTACCACCGCACAAAGAGCCTGCATCTAAGAAATGAGCCATATACTTACGGTCAATTTTACCTGTTGTAACTGCCATTATGATTCTCCTTTATCTTTTCAAGGTCAGTGATCTACATCCTGTCGTAGACCAGTTAATAGTTAATTTATCTATCAAAGTCGTTTTGATATCGGGCAGAAATATTGATAGCCCAATTCTCAGACTTGTTTTCGTTTATACTGTCCAAATATGCAGGTGTCTGTCTGTCAATCGTTAAAAACTTTCGATTGCCTGTCAGCACTGGATATTCTTCTAGTTTATATGTGTTGTTTTTAATTGTGATTGTTTGCTTTTCCAACCATTTACCAAGGTTATCCAACCACTCCTTAATTTCTGCTTTCCTCTTTGGTTTTGTACCGCTTGCACGATGTATCACACAAAACGGATACAGACATACCTGTGTGACGTGTCCTGTGATACTCTCTTTTTCTGATTCAATCACTGCACCGCTTACTGGGAACATTGCTTTTCCGCTTGCATCATCTAATGTAGAAAATGCAATTTCGTCTCCCTCTCTTAATTCTGGGAATTGATTTACCAGTTCTTGCAATGCTGTTGTGATCACGTCAAAACCATCAATGTCGTACTTGACTGGTTTCTTTTCTTCTGCCATTAACTTCCTCCTGCCTGCTTCTTAACATGAGTAACCCATGCTTTACCGTGATTCTTCTTTGCTGTTTCAAACCATTTTGGAGTAGCTTTAGGATTGGAATAGGACAGGTCTTCTTTTGCATTGGTTTGTCCTGCAAATTCAGTGACTAATACTTTCTTAGCACCTTTTCTCGCCCATGGAGACCCTGTTAATTCGTCAACCATACCTTTACCATAGTACAAGAAACGTCCCATCGGTCCAGTACCTGCACACACCATTCCAGTACCTGCAAGAGAAGCACTTTTTGCTCTCGTTACGTTAATGAATGTACCTGTTTCATGTGGCATATATGGGACCATATCAGTCATAACTTGACTATCTAACCAATATTGAGCACTTTGTATTTGTTCATCGAATCTCGCCAGACTGATATTAGCTCTCATGTTCTGTGTATTCACATTAACATTTCCTAATTTCTTCTTAGCCATATATAACCACCTACTTAGCCATTACCTCAAAGTGCGGGATTATGTCGTAAAAGGCACTTCCAGTTATTGCAAAGACATAATCATACTTAAGTTTCATTTCTTCATAGAATCCGTCAATATAATCATCCTCTGCAATCGGTTCTTCATTCTTCCATTCGCCAACGATAAAGAAATCAAAACTATTCGCCTTAGAACTAAACGTAAGTGCTTCTGACAGCTTATCATTCGTCTGTTTACACCATTCTTTAGGCGGTAGCCATAATTTACTCCCTACCATCTTTTGACCGCTTTTTAGGCTATACTGCACGTTTAATACAGCATTGTCCTGTGATTCAGAACCGTACTTTGCAACGATGCTTGCTTTATCCATGTTTAGGTTCGTATTATGCAAAATAGAGGGATACCATGTATCTCCCAATTTACTTTCATACCTATTAAAAAGTGTGATTGTATCGTTATACATCGTATCCCCCTGTCTATAATGCCCCTACTTTTTTAAAAGCTTTAAAAATCTTTTTAGACTGTAAAGCAAACCAGTCAATCATTTCTTCATTTTTTGCCCAACAATCTACGTTGCAAGACTGCCCATCTAAACCACTTTCATATAAGAAAGCGTGCATAATCTCATGCCTAAGCACACTTTTTTGAACCGATTCAATGTTATTCACAGAATCAACACTTTTTTCAAAAATTGCAACGACTATTGTTTTA